GATCTCAACCACGACCCCAAAGCATCTAATAGAAGTTTACCGCCCCTGCCCGCGACGCAACTTTTTATTGTGCCTTGGTTTGCTTTGTTGACCGTTGCCCTGGCGCGTCATTTTAGGCGGCCCCTTCTTAAAGAGCTTCCCAGAAATACCAACTTTGCTGCGGACGGCCACAGTTATAAATCAATTGACCAATTTTGATTCGGAATGCTATTCAAGACAACCCAACGGGTGTAATGCACCCCGCGATAGCACAACTCAGCAAAAACCTTATCAGCCTTGAATTCAGGCTTCTTGGCCTTTGGCATGATTACAAGCATGGTTGTTACAGGTAGGTGAGTTCACCGTAACAAAGCTTGTTTGTGTGCAGCTTAAATTTTTCATGTATATCTCTACGCGCAGAACGGTTCTGCGGCAATGAGAAATACGGATCAGCGTAAAGCGCTTCTACAGCCTCACGGTAATGCTGGCAGCTCATTTTCCACCTTGTTGAATCAACAGGCAGAAGCAAAGAAGCCAGCAATAAACCGCTTACGACCACGGCTATTAGCGCACAAGCCACTCTTCAACGCTCATAATTAACAGGCCATAAGTACGCAAGGAACGCAATAGCTGCCGTCTGCGTAGGTTTCTGAAACAGTGGTGCTAGTCACCTTGGCCACGGTTTTAGAGCGCACGATGTCATCACCTTGCGGTTTAGCCGTGCCATCGCCAGCAGACATAAGCAAATCACCGCGTGCAACGGTTGTGCCTTGTGCAATGCGAATAATCATGTCACCAGTCATTGCGACGTTAAGGTCTCCATCCTCATCAATGTTGACCATTACACCCGCAACATTAGGATCACCTTCTACCGACGATACAGCCATTTTGTTTAGCTGTTCGTTGTCCTCTGTATAAGCTTCACGCGCCGGTTCTTTTACATCACCAACGCTTGGCCCCTTTTCCTTCACATCGCCGACACTAACTCCTTCGGGTAAATCATCTTGTTCGGTCCAAAGCACATCGCCGGGGATATCATCCTCTTCGGTCCAAAGTACAGCATCTTTTGCTTCATGCGCCCATTCGCACATCTCATTTAAGTTTGTCATCACTGTGCCTTTTAACAACACAGCTGGATCAGCGGTTTCAACGGTTTGCGACATACGCGCAAGGTGGCCACCGTTATATGAAACTGTGCTACCACTAACAGAAATATAACCCTCAAGAGTACCAGCTTGATGGAACGATACCAATGTGCCATCACTACCTATCCTGTTGATATGGCACGGTGTAGCATTGGCGACTGCAACTTGAAGATTGCCGCTAGCTGTTACAACAGTTCCACCATTGCCACTATTAGTGTTGACTGATGGATCAGAAAAGTTGCCCATTGCCATGCCGATAACACCATCGCTATGGATACGCATCCGCTCCGTGGCACCACTACCGCTGTTGGTATAAAAAGACATCCGGTGGCCATTTACGCCAGCAGAAATATCCATGCTTGAAGCACTATGGCCTATGCCGTTGTAATTCCCAGATCCGTCGTCATAACTGCGAATTTTAGTATTTGTTCCAGCAGAGTCTGAATAACTACTGCCCATGCTAATTGTGTCGGGAGATGCGGTTGATCCCGACTTTGAACTGAACTTAGTTAAGCCATTACTGTCGATACGCATCCGCTCGGTTGGAGAACTCGCCCCATCTGCAGTAGTGGAGAACACTAGGCGGCCTGGGTGAGAACTATCGTTTGTCCATGTCCCGCCGTCCCGCGCTGTTTCAATTCGTGCGGCCAGTCCATTACCGTCTTGATTGCCGAAACCTAAAGTCCCTAGGCCATCACCACTACCTGGCGTTATATTTCTAACAAGCTCAAGTAATCCAACATCAGTTCCGCCACTAATAACTGCAGTGGCGCTGGTAATAGGCGGAGTTGTCGTCCCAACTAAGAGCCTGCCGCTGGAGTCGATACTCATCCGGTCAGTTGGGCTTGACCCATCGCTGCCATCGTTTGTTCTAAATATAATCTTCCCTTTTTCGTCATCACTTGTGCCATCGTGTGATGCTTCAATCTGAGCAAGCGTTGAAACTTCGCCGCCTGATTGTTCGCCCTTAAATGTAATTTTGCTTTCGCGCCCGCCGTCTGTGTCTTCCTCAGTCGTATTTGTAAAAGTTTGCTCAGGGCCAGTGCTAGTAATATCACCACCACTTTCCTCCGCAAAACTTAAAACGCCAGACCCATTGGTTTTCAAAACATGGTTAGCGCTACCGTCTGCGTCAGGCAACGTGAACGTCACATCACTGCCAACCGTTCCAGCAGCCTGAAACGAAATAAAATTGCTTGAATCAGAATCACCAAAGCGCACATCTGACTGAGCGTTCAGCGTGATGTTGCCCGTGAAAGTCTTAGCGGGAACCTCGCCGTCAGTCTCCAAAATTACGATCCAGCCGTCATTGGCTGCGTTACGCATCTTGAGCTGGTTTGCGTTCGTATCTGCCCAGAACTGAAAGGCAAACGTCGTGGCGGGCTCTGTCGATCCGCTGTTGGTGGTAACGATGGCATCCAGAGCATTATTTAGATCACTTCTAAATGCCGCGCCAGACTGGTTGGCGATGTCGTAGTCGTGCTGGGCCATTTGTATGCTGGGACCGTGTGACTTTTAACCCACTTTACCCTTGTTTGCCATAGCCAACAGCTGTCCATCTGAAATTACGGTCAACGCTCGCATCACTTGAGTTTTTGAAATGCACCGTGAAGCCAGTGCCGGTGATATTGCTTAACTCAAAATAGTCACCGCTCTGCATGTTCATTGCCGAGATGCCAACAGACGGCAGCAAAGAATTGGAACCGCCAAGCGAGGCAGTGCCAACAAAAAAGGCATTATCAAAGGTGATGGACTTGGCTCCAGCCCCACTGGCAACAGCCGCATCGCTGTTTTCTGTGCGACGGTCAAAGGTTGCGTCATAACCCAGCTCGTCAACCAAAATGTTTTCTACGGTGTCCTCGCTTGTTAGATCAGCACGGAACTCGAAGGCGCGGGCCTTGAAATTGCCGTTTACAAATTCCTTGTAATCACTCCATGTTGGGCTGCCGTTGGGATCGTCGTTCGTGGTCCTGATCATTAGCTTGGCGTCAACGCTACTAATTTCGCTCCCATCAATGTCGTCCCAATCGTCAATGTCGTCTGTGTGATCGTCCCAAAGATCATTAGGCAAGAAAGCACGGGTTACAAAATAACGCTTGAGTGAAAGGCTGAAAATGTCGCCTAAATCCAAGGTGTTCGCGAATTCATAAGTTCCGCTGCTTTCAATGTCGCCTAGGAAATCTATGCTAGTAAGGTCATCAATATCATCCGTTACATCGTCGATGTCGTCAGAACCGTCAAGCGTCAAAGCGTCATATTCGTCTGAGTAGAACGTATTGCTTTTTTGCCCTTGGAATGGCGGGGAGTCTTGATCTTCTCTCCGCGTTTGAATTGTCTTAGACCCTAAAGTGTCCGGCAGATCAATGATGATGCTGGTCTCTGTTTCGCTGAAGCGTCCCCCATCATCAGCAAATTTGACGCAAACCTCACCCTCAAGCAGTGGGATTGTGGCCTCTGTAGAGCTACCAGAAACAGCTTTAGTCAGCGTGACGCTGTTGTTCCAATTCCCACTACCATCAGTCTTGCCTGAGTGTTTAATGTGAACTTTGCCGCCAACTTTAACGTCAAGATCGACAGTCTCATCCCAGCGCAGTGTTCCTCTCTTGGTGTCAATGGCCTCAAAGCTTAAATTCTGCACATTGCCAGGCAGAGCTGTTTTCCCTGTGATGTTCTTTGTAATTTCGGCAATCTTGGATCTGCGGCCAATCGCAGTAAATGCCTGAACCCTAAACTTAAAGCTGCCAGTGTAATCAGTCTTAAATGTGATCGAGTTGTTGGCAGTATCTTCTAGGTTTGTGTATGCGCCCGAGAAAGGTGGTTTGTAAGCAACTTTGTATTTAGTGGCGTTAGGGACTGAGTTATATGAAACCGTAATTTCATTGGTAACACGGTTGCCACTTTCTACCAAGCGCTCATCAATATCTAGACCAGTTGGAGCTTCTGGGTCTGCATTTAGAACAGAAATTTGGCGTGGCTGTAAGACATTGCCCAGTTCGATGTGATTGTATTTGCCTGGGTTGTGTTTCAGGCCAACAATCTGGAAAGTCTCCTCATCCTCAGTAACAGAAACAACGCGGAATAACTGGGTAACAAGATCGGTGGTTTCGATCAGGAAAACAGTTTGCGCGGCAGGCGTCTGGCTAAAGGCAGTGTCAACTGAAATGGTTGTGCCTGTGCTTGCTGCATCAATCGTCTGCTGCTCAACACTGCCATCAGGCAGAACGACGCTGATGGTGTCATTTGCAGCAACTGTGATTGCCTGATCAATCGTGATGTCAGTGCCGCTAACACTAGAGACACGGCCAGCCTTGCGGGCGCCTGCCTTCATCCTGTCCATCACTTTGATGATCTGACCAGGCCGAACAATCGCGCCATCTAAACCGACTTTGAATGTGACTGTCTCTGATTCGTTTTGCTCTTGATACAGCAGCCATTTGCCGATCCTGTGCGCCTGACCCCGACTTGTGCAACCAAAGGCGGCAATGCGGGTTTCAAGGATGCCGTAATCAATGACGGCCTGCTCATCCTGTATGTATTCCACCTGCTGCTCATAAGCCTGCGCCGGGTCGTTCCAAGTCACAAGCGCAACGGTGTGCCGTGCCTTCAGTGAGCTGCTTTCGTAGTTAAAATTGCCCTCTAAAACATTGGCGTTGGTAAACAGGGCTGCAGCGTCGCTTGGTTTGTCTTGTGAAAACGCAATCTGTCCGGCTGACCAGTAGGCCATGCCGCGAAACACTGAGGCAAAGTCTTGAATGACATTGAACGCCTCATCACGGCTCTGCAGGTAGACGTTGCAGGTAAAACGGGGCTCTGTGCCACCCTCGCCGTCATCAATAAGCTCACCACAGTATTTGGATATTTCAAAAAGCGACCACTTATCAACTTGGGAGCTATCAACAAAACGGCCCAAGCCATAGCGATCAGAGACGATCAGATCCCGCAGAATCCAAGCGGGGTCGGTAGTCCAAGCCGTTTGAAAAGTCCCGTCCCACACACCGGAATAGGAAATCGCCCCAGTGGTGCTATCAACCGTGCCATTACTTGGGATTTGGACCTTGACGCCCTTAATGTCATAACCACGAGTCGGCACCTCTTGAAACTGCGTAGCCTCAAATCTCATGCCAACTAGGGCAGAAAGCGGATAGCGCAGTTTTGAATCAACTACCTCCGAAAGCGAACGGAAACTTAGTTGCCGATAATTTGTGGTGCCATCATGAGCGCCTGTAACTCTTTTAAGGCGGATATTCCACGGGGCGCTGCCTGTCAGCGTGATTTTGTGGGAGCGTTCATAAGTAGAAGTGCATTTACCGCTGATTGATTTATCGACTTCCGTGCTATAGCTGCCGCCGTTTGGTTGAACGTCAATTTGATACCGTATGCTTGTCTGCTTTAGGCCGTTATTGATAACAAACAGCTGAGGAATTGCAATCGTTACGGTAACAGAATCAACCTCATCATTAACAATCGTTCGCGTAACGGTGCTGCCTTCGCTGTCGCCGACTGGTGCATTTACAGAGACAACATTTTCAGAAGACGGATAGCCAGAAATGTAGCTTTGCGCCTGCGTGCCATCCCTAGTCTCAACATCCGCAACAACAAAGTTATCAGTGTTATCAGTGTTTCTAATTACAGTGTCATCTAGAAAAATGGATTTCCTCGGCTCTGAATCAACTAGGCCCTCAATTTCGCCTTCACTTATCAAGTCAATGATGCGGATGCTTGACTTACTGAAAAGCGTGTTCGCGTCGTCTGATGGTGATGGGGCTGATGGCGCAGCAACAACCTGCTGAACAACTGTTGTTGGCGGCGGCGGCGGTGGGGGAATAAACCTCTTTTTCTTTTTCTTCTTGCCGCCACCTGAGCCTGCAATGTACTGATCAGCCATCAGATGTCCTCCGTCGTAAGGCCAGCGGAAACAACCACGCTGCCAACCCTCATTCTCCCGTAACAAAGCGGAACACAAGAGCCCTGAGCCGTTAGGTTCACAGCACCGTTAAAGATGTAAGAAGCTCGACTATCTGCGGCCTCGTTGTTTTCAGATGCGAAGGAATCTCTGGCCCGCTGCCTTGTAATGCCACCTGTAGCACCAAACGAACCGCCGCCACCTGCATCAGCAGTGATTTGCGGCGATAGCAACTGAGAGGTACCGGAAAGGACTAGCGAGGCGCCAATAAAGCCGACACTGGTAGCGACAGAAGCACCAACCACGCCCGCGCCAACGCCTCCAATCACAGCCCCAACAGGCCCCAAGATGATTGCTGCCGCAACCAAAGCAATGCCGGCAAAAATTTGGCCAATTCCACCACCGCCACCACCTGCACCTTGCAAAACCGGCGTGATGCTGATCGACTCGGCTTGGCCTGTAGGATTCCCGATCTCATCTAGTGATGCCATGGCGTCCTTGCCGATCTGCACCATGTAACCGATGCCGCGTTCTCCCGCCTCGGTTAGCTCCTGTTGAAAGCCTTCAAAATTGGCACAAAGCGCCCTGATCGCTTCTGCTGGTGTATTCAGGTCGAAGCTATGAAACCGGCCAAACTTTTTGCCCAATTCGCCTCTCAATACAACCTTCTTCATAGTCGGCTCCTATGACGCAGAATGTGAGTTGTATTTTTCCAATAGTAGCCAGAAAGCACGTCACGGCTAGATAATCGGTCCCGTATGTGATGAAGAATTAGATCTTCGCCGATGTAGATTGCGACGTGTGAAGGTACAGGAGATTGCAGCTGCATCAACAGGGCATCGCCCCACTGCGGCTGTGTTTCAGGATCAAGCCTTACAAATTCTTCATTCGCGAAATTATCAACAAAGGTGTTATCGCCCTTATTCCACCATTCCCCATTTCGCACATAATCCCCGAGTTTGAGGCCCATATTTTCCGCGTACCAATCACGCGCTAAGGAGTAGCAATCAAGGGTCCCATAGCACCACTCACGGCCCACTAGGGGCGCCTTCCAGCCCTCAGGCTCATAGCTATTCCAAGCGTCAGTAGCGACCCCGTAAATGTGCCACGGCAGCTTGGTGGCCTCCATTGCGGCTCTATCGGCCATGCTCGCAACAGGATGACAGTTTGGATGACTATGCACAACAGCAACAATCTCCCCGGCATCATCAGCAGCGGCATAGTCCGCCGGATCCATCACAAAATGATCTTCTTCCGTGGCGATATTTTTACAAGGCCAATAGCGCTCGCGTCCTTTGATGATGACAACTAGGCCACAGCTTTCTGCGGGTGCCTGCTCGATAGCGTGTACCTTGGCTTTCTCCCTCGCTGCTTTCTTCATCCAATAAGACCAGCGCTCGGAAACCCACCGTAGGGCAGCTCAGCATTACTGCCAAACCGTAGCTTGCAGCTGGTCAGTCGGTGTCCGCAAACGTCAACATCTGCCGTATCCACAGGGTTGTCATCGTGATCAAAATAATTTGTGCCCGTATAGCCGCAGCCTTCGCCTTTGTAGGTCCACGGACAAATGTTTTGAATAATCTGACGACGCGGCAACTTAACGCCTGCAACGTCAAAACTGGCGCCTAGCTCAAACGTAACGAGATCGCGGTTCTCTAAAACTTTGCGGTCAATTGTGTAAATCTCGCGTGCGAACTCTGCATACGGGTCAGCGCTGGCGTTGGTACCGCTCGTAAAGTTTGAGGCGTCTAAATACTTCTTAAGCGTACGAATCCTTGTGACTTTTGCACCAACCAAGTCGTTGTAATCAAGCATCAACGCGGTAACTAGACTAAAGGTGTTTGAGATCGAAACCTGAGGCCGTGGCATTTGCCCTTGCCCTGAATACTCAAACCCTTCCGCTGCAATTGGATATCGCTCGTAAGTGTTGCCATTCCAAACAATGTCGCCGTCAATATCCTCATTTACCCCTGAATGGAATCGCCTTACCGTCGTATCTCCAAGAAAAGAAGCCGTTGCATCTAATTCAAATAATTCAATGATTGCGCTAGGTGCCAGCTTGTTCAGCTCTTCACCGACAGCACTAACTGCTTCCCATGTAACAGTGCCGTCTTCAACTGTGATGCCTCGGACAATTGGCCAAGGGCTAGGTTCCGTCGCCGCACTCGTGCCAGCCACCGTGCAACGGAAAACGAGTCCACTGCTTTGGACCGTCGTGGCACGTCGAACGTCACCAACAGAAAATGCGGTACTAGCAGCCCAAGCAGTAAAAGCCATTTAAGGTTCAAAGACTTCTTCAAACGTGGCAGTAATTGTATTTATATCTGCATACTGATGCTCGCGCTGCCATTCTCGACACACCCACTTATAGGTGCTTGCATCATCAATGGGGCTCCAGTCGAATGACTCGACCGCATTACGAGCCTCAAAGAACTCCTCAATCTTGTCTGCGTTGGTATTAGTCAAAGCAGTCCACCGCAAATCCCAAGTCTTAGGATCTGTGTTTATGCCGAACGCAACCCTCTGCTCGTAACCATCACCGAATTTAGTAACACGAACACTTGGCTGGCTTTTACGCCTTGCACCGAAGTCAGGTGTTGTTGCGCCTGTAGAAGTGCCAACAGTAGCGTCATCAAATGTGGCCATTATGCAAGCAAGCCTCCAGGACGTTTTTGTTTAAGCAGCTCTTGCCGTACAGCAGATCCAATAGCATCCCCAAGCTGCCTTGCACGGCCTGTGTCGCCTTGTGCTGCTGTGCCAGAAGCATCAACATTGACGACAACTTTGGTGCCTTCTCCCTGCATTCTAACTGGGATGCTGCGACCGTCAGGCAGGGGCACGACTGCTTCAGGGCCAGCCTCACCGGCAATGCTTACACCGCGTGTGATGCCGCCTTTGGCCATAAGTGGGGGCATTCTAAATCCACGAGTGCCACCAGTCGCTTTGCTTATGTCAAAAGACCCAGTGTTTTGAACAAAGAAGCTGCTTAGGTCAACGCCACCGCCGCCAAACCCAAGCGCCTGCATCAATGACTTCATCACAATCTGCTGCATGATGATGCGGGCCATGTCGCGCAACAAGCTGGCTGCAAACTCGCGGAAATTCAGCGTGCCATTGACAACAAGATTTGTAATTCCATCGCTGATGCCCTGCAAACCAACTTGAGTCAATTCTTTTGCTGCTTCAAGTGTGCCTTTCAAGCTGTCGGTAAAGTCATCGGCGCCCTGACGCAACATGTCAAACGGTGTTTTTGGACCTTCGGCCTGAGCCATCATGTCAAATTCACCCGGCCTTACTTTGAACGATTCAAGCAATTTCTTGAGTTCTTCATTGCGCTTTGCATCAACCTTGAGCATTTCTTTCTTGGCTTGCAAACTTGCCTGATCAAGGCGATCGCGTAACTCAGTGCCTTCAATACCACGTTCCTCAAGCTCAAGAATTTTGGATTCAAGCTCTAGTGCAATGCGGCGCTTATCGTTCTCTTCCCTGCGAGCACGGCTGCGCAACTCAATAAGGCGCTCCGACATTTGGAACCGCTCTCTGACGGTTTTAGTATCCTCATCATCTTCATCAAGGCGCTTGGTGTCTTTCTTGGTCAGGTCAACCGAGCTGATGTAGCTATCCCCTTCCAGCGCCTTGAGGCGGTCCTGCATCAACGAGATCAGAACATCATTGGGGGATTGATTCCGGTAGCGGGCAAACTCCTGCGCTTGCTTCCGCAGTTGGTTCAGCTCCTCTTTGCCAAACAGTTTCTCTGCCCCTTCAAACGGATTCAGGAGGTTGGCCGTTGTCGGGAGGTTGCCGCGTTCAATAGCCCGCCGAGCGGCCACCTCGGGCCCCCTAGTAGCCATATCAATCAGGCCATTCAGATCCTTGAGCGTCTGGCCAATAATTCCGCCGATAAATTGAATCGCGGGCTCCAGATTCAGGATCAGCTCGCCTAGATCGCTAAAGGCGCTCGATAGCTGTGGGATGACGGTTTGGGTCAACGCAACGGTGACCTGCTCGGTTGCGTTTTGGAAATCCTTGATCTTTTGCGCTGGACCGTTCAACGCCTCCGACAACTGATCAGCCCCCTCCCTCTCAATCCGTTTCAGAGCCCTCAGCACCACGTCGCTCGTGATGCCCCCCTCTGCAGCAAAGTCGCGCAGCTTGCCTTGAGCAACGCCGGTCTCTTTACTGATCGCCGTCAGCACGCCAGGCACCTGCTCAGCAATGCTATTGAACTCGTCTCCCCTTAGGGCACCACTGCCTAAGCCTTGAGCGAGCTGGGTAAATGCGTTAGCAGCCTCCTGCGCATTAGCCCCACTAACCCGAGCCGCCGTATTGAAGCCGTTGTAAACCGATGTAATGTCCTCCAGTGACGCACCAATTGGTCTTAAGCGTGCATAGATATTGGCCAGCGCCTGGTTAGCCTCGGTCTGTGATTGGCCAAACTTGCGGGAAGCGCTTGCAGCGGCCAATTGAAGCTCAGTAACTTCGCCATACTCCTTGGCGAGAAACTGCAAGCGACGCTCTGATTCTTCACGCTGAATGCCTGTCTGCAATGCTTGTTGCGCTGCACCCAAGCCAACAACCACACCAAAAGCTTGTGCGACACGTCCCATGCCGCCCCCAGGAGGCTTTCGACCCTCCATCCTGGCCAGTTCTTTATCAAGCCTCTTGGCTCGCTCGGTTGCGACCTTAAATTGCTTAGACCCGAACTCAACTGATCGCGCCAGCTCTTGATAACTTGCTTTAAGCTTGGAGACGTTTTCTACGCTCCGCACCATAGCTTTATTTTTTTGCTGAAGTTCTTTGCCGATTCCCTTAAAATTAACAGCAGATTGTTTTGCAATCTTATCTACAGAACCAAGCGCACTCTTCAGCTTTGAAAGGCCAGCAACGCCTGTAGCCTTGACGGCAATTTCTAGCTGAGTCTTAGCTTGTTGTGCCATCAGCTTGCCCTCTTGCTGTTCATCTTAACGAGCGCTGCACGTTCAATCACCTGCACCTTCTCAAATAGCTCAAGCGGCTCTTCAATCTTATACAAACGAATTAAAGTCTCAAGCGCAGGATAGTTCAATCCAACAAGACCGCTCATGCTGACGTTCCATTGTGTCTGCATTCTGAGAAACATCATCACCGCCTCCCAGTTTTCTTCCCAGACCTCAAAGTTGTGCTTGACAGCCTCTAACTGCGCTGCTGCGATCTGCTCTTCAGACGCCCCCAACGCCTTTAGATCAGATATGCGCTCATCAACTACGCCGCCTGTCGCCCAATACTGAGCTGCGGCTTCTAGTTTTTTTCAGCTGCCCCGGTGATGCTGTTGGTGTAAGACTCAATCAAGGCACGCAGCACATAAGGGTCGTCAAACAACTCCTTCTTAGTGCCTGCACAGAATGGCACTTCTTCGCCATCCTCATCCTTAATGCCTTCCCAGCCTTCAATGATTTGATCAACAAGAGCATCATCGCCCTCATCAATCAGCTCATTAAAGGCTGAGCGTGACATCTTCTTAAAGATC